TACTTCAAAATAAGTATCGGTAATGTTTTTGACCCAAAGCGATTGAGATTTACCGAATGGTGTAATTGTAACTGTTATTGAGTCCTTATTTGCTAGGCTCTCCCAGTATTCTGGAAAAAAGATACGTTTTTCTTCACTCCTTCCTCTAAGATAGATTCCATGTTCAGGTCCCTCTAAGTTACCATGGGCAAGTTTAAAGCCTGGCTTGGTTGGATGGTCAATTAAGAACTGCTTGGTAACAGCTGAAAAATTGCCATTATGGTTAATATCCCCTGACGTTTCGTTGTACGTCATATGCGCACTAATATTAACTTGCTTTAATTTAACTTGAGCCATTTAAGTGTTTGTATCTTTTCTATAGATATTTATACTCCAAGTTTGGACTTTGGATAATAAAAAAGCCTCCATTAAGGAGGCTTTTATTAAATATTAAAAATTAGTAAAATTAGCTTACTCTATAAGTAATTTCAATTTCATCAGAAGTTTCAATTGCATAAGGTAATCCAGTTACACGAACAGTTGAGTTATTACCCTGTGGCCATACCCAGTTAGTGGCTTTCTTTAGAGCAACTCCATTAATTGTAACAGAAAATACTTCAGCAGCAGCACTCGATAATGTAATATCAGTATTACCATTGGCAGCCACAGTTAATCCGGTTGCTTGTTGAACATTTAGTGCATTATTGCTAATAGTTATAGCTAAAGTATCAGTTGTACCTGCTACGATATTAGTTCTAGTAAAAGTTAAACCTGCACCAGATTGAAAATCAAGTGTATCTGTATCTAAATCCAAACTTGCAGCAACTCCACCTTCAACTGAAATTCCCAATTGACTAGCTGCACCAATTAAAGTTTTAAGATTAGCAAATGTAATTTTTTGGTTTACTGCTCCACTTGAACTGATTGCAATAAAGTCTGCATCTGCAATTGAAGTAACAGTTGCCAATTCAGAAAGATCCAAATTAATGGTTAGTGTACCTGCACTATATGCAGTATCAATACCATTTGTACCACCTGCAATAGTTAAGGTTCCACCTAATGCAACTGTGCCTGAACCAGTATCTCCAGCAAAAGTATGTGTGCTATTTGCAAGCATTGCATTAGTAATACCACCAGTTTTAACAGCTAATCTATCAAGACCATCAATTCCAATTGAAGAGTCATCATAATTTACATTAAATTTAGTACCAACTCTGGTTAAACCTACTCCAGCTTCAGCAACTCCAGCTGCAGAAAATTGAGTAAATGCAATTTGAGCATTACCGGTAGGATTATTAGTAGGTTCCCATAAACCAGATGTACCAGTTTCGGCAATTGCACCATTTGGAAAGCTTAAAACCCATCCAGTATCAGCATAAACATCTCCTTGCTCAACAAAGGTAAATAATCCACCAGAAACTTCTCCGCCATCGGTTTGGTTATCTGCATCAGTAGATCTAGTTAATTGGTTTGCTTGATATACGTAAATACCATTTACTTTTTGACGGCCGGCTTCGGTAATTGCAATAAGTACGCGGTCTCCATCGTTAATTGTAACACCATCTAAAATTAATGAAGTAATTGGAGAACCTCCAGTAATTGCAGTAAATAGATCTGAATCTACGATTTGTACACCACCAATAGAGTTTACTACTGAAATTGCTGGGGTACCGCCTGCAGCAGGTGTGCTTGGACGATAGATTGCAGTTACTGATTGTTTTACATCTAATCCAGTTGCAACTGAATCAACATATTCTTTATTTGCGGCTTGGTTTGATGCAGTAGGTAAACTACTGATTAGTAAAGACGCAGCCGGTGTAGTAATTGAACTACCAGCAAGTAAGGTAACACCTCCAGCGCCACTAAGTTTACTTAGAGAGACTGATGTGTCTTGTATTTGTTTACCTTTAATTAGTGCCATTGTTTATGGAGTCTTTTTATTTAAGTTATTTATTTGTAGGTTATTGCATAAATTGGAATGACCATATCACGCCATTTGATGCACTAAAGTTACCAACGCCCGAAACGTACTGTATGTCTAATCTAACATCATTATAATTAGACTGTCTTCCAACTATACTAAATGTACCTGTATTGGTTTGGTTTGACATATCCTTTACAATAATTTGTGTTCCGATCGATAGGGAATTCAAATATGTTGAAACATTTCCAGCTGGGGATCCAGTTTGATCACCAGCAGTTTTGCTAAATTGTATTCCTGATAACATTTGATTATTAAATGCCGGTCCGGTACCGCCGCCTACTAAATTATATTGAGCAGGCTGTTGAGATGTTCCAAGTGTCCAATAGTGAGTTGTACTAGGCTGAGTTAAAGTAACAGTACCTCCACTGAAATATTCAAGAAGAATAAGATCAGTTGTTTCTAATCCATGTTCAAGATAGGCTGGACGAACATAAAGAGAATCGCCGGCTTCAACTTGACTTAATAGGAGTTGGGTGGTTCCACCGTTTCTGCTAAAAAAGAAAGGAGAAGTGTTCGAATCGGTTAGGAGTCGCCTAACTCCATTTACACTAATACATACAGTTGAATCAACGTGAATTGCCTTTTCAATTGGAGTATTAGCAGCAAGAGAATAGGATCCAGTATTTGAAGTATACGTAACTTGATTTGCATTACCCTGTTGAGCGCTTGGTGTAATTGGAGCAGTTAAACTTGGAATAACTCTAATATGACCTTTCATCACATTAGACGTTGCAGTATCTACATAAAATAGATCATCTGGTGCATCGAATGGAACTGTCCATAAGATATAACCGCCGCTAGTTTGAGTATTTGATCCAGTGCCACTAGTCGGCATTCCAACTGAATATGCAGTACCATTTGCGCTTCTGATTTGAAGTGTATGGCCTATGCTTGAGGCAACTTTAAATTTATAGATGTTTCCTCTAAAAACATAAATTGTTGGATTTGTATTATTGCCACTATTAAAATCAGCAGCTTCATTAACTAACCATGAAGTATTTTGAGGGTGTGCAACAAAAGTTAATAGATTAGCATTGGTTGGAGAAAATTCAATAAGGTCGGCATCTAAAACTCCGTCCTTAAACCAATACATTTTATTATCATCATTGTCAACAATTCGGACCATCATGGTTGGGAACCTAATGGCTTGAGGAATTGAAGAAAGAGCCTCAGTCGTGGTTGCATAAGGACCAGAGTAACCATCCACTGGAACTGGGTTAACTGGGGTAATACCATAAGGTAATTGAAGTCCTGGTGTAAAACTCATGGTTATGCGATAGTTATTTGATGACGGTGGTCAGAGCTATAAGGAATAGCATTGCTCAACGTGTATATTTTATATGCAACTGGAGTACCTCCTCCATCATTAACATTAAATGTTGAAAGTACATAGTTTGCAGTGATATTGGCGTTTAGCGCATCTAAATCTAATACTTGAGTTAGGGACATTGTTGCTGGAACTGCCACTGTAAAAATTTTATCAGTTGCTCCAGTATTTAAGATAAATGTATTTCCAGCATCTGTAAATCTTTTATTTGAAAGAGCTCTTACTCCAGCTGAATTTGAAGGTGCACTTGCACTAGATCCATAGAATACCACGTATTTGTAAGTTATGTTATAGAAAGCAGTAGCTGATGTATAAGAATCAGTTACAGTAACTCTGTAAGTTGCACTAGTTGCAGAAGAGGTAATTGACGTATCTGTAAAATTTGTAAAACTTCCACCGGCTGCAGCTAGTGATCCAGCTGTTCCGATATTTGCATAGGCTCCGCTATTAAATGAAACTGCATATTGATATCCACTGATTGGAACATTCACTCGGTTTCTAGAAGCAGATCCTTGTAAAATTGAACTTGTATTTCCGCGCTCCCTTACTTGATTTGACTCAATACTTAGAGATAGGGTTGAAGCTGGCGCACTAAATGTAATACTTGGTGATTGATATGATTGTGGCGTAATTGTCCAAGTTGCAGTCGCAGTTGCGCTAGCGCTATCTGTTACAATATATTGATAATTAAATGGCTGAGTGTTAAATGCAGTATCAGTTAATGTATGAGTATACGTTGAAGCATTAACATTTGATATGAGGGTTGTCCATGCGCCTGAACCATTACGTCTCCATTGTAAAACTGCGCTAGATGCATTTGCACCAAGCGTATTAATAGTTTTAGAAAAATTTAGAACATTTGAAATTGCAGTTTGATTAAATAGGACACTTGTAGAAGAACTTAGAGACACGGTAGGCGCAATTGGTTCCTGTGCAATAAGGTTAAACACCTCTTCGGCAGTTTTACCCGCTGCGGGAATGGTTTCACCACTATTATATCGACCTACACTTTTACCAAATGGTAAACTTACAACAATATCTGCATCAAACGTAGGAGGGGCAATCGGTCTTACAAAAACTGTTACTTTATCACTAGAAGGATCAGCAACTGCAAGTATAGATGAACTTAAATTAGATGGGCCTTCCTTGAAATCAAGGTGTTCCATTTTAGTTAAGCTTGTTGCAGGATCGGTTGATGCAATATCTGTACCATTATTACTTACAGTAAATGCAGAAACTGAATTAATTGCCTCAGCATCAATGGCAATTGAAACCTGTTTGGTAGTTGGATTAAAATTAACATTAACTCCATCTTCGCCAGCAATTCTAATTGTATCATTGATTGATGCAGCTTCAAATTGAATAGCTCCACTTGCGCTTGCAATTTTAGAAAAACCTGGAGTTTGAACAGGCGAATTGATTGTTACTTTATTTGTTGCATTATTAAATGAAACTGTAGTATCACCAGTACCCTCAATTCTAAAAATACTTGATGGGCTAGTTGCACTTAACTGAACATTTCCTAATGCATTTGCAATTTGGCTAAATGAATTAGTATTCGCATTTGCTGAACTAATTACAACTCTTTTATTTACTGCGTCTAGACTTACTGTAGTACCACCTTGTCCTTCAAATTCTAAGGTATCTGTTGCATTACTTGCTCCAAATATTACTGTGCCTTGCGCATTAGCAATTCCAGTAAAGGCAGTTCCAACTGGCCCGCTTGCAGCTTGGCCGCTAGATAGTTTCACCCAACCATTATCATCAGTATAGCCATAGAAACCCTCTCCTGCTGGAGCTGTACTATTTGCATAGATAACGTCTCCAACAAGACCAGCAAGACCAAGTTTTCCAGTATTATCCTGAAGTCTAAGTAATGGTGTTTGAAATAGGTTAGCAAGAGCAGATTGGGTTGTTAGGACGCCATCTGCATCTACTTGCATTTTAATTGAGCCGTTTTGTACGACCTTTATGCTAGAACTGGCAATAATAGTATTAGCAGAAATCTGATTAACCGAAATATTATTATTGGTTTCATCAAATGAAATCGCTGTCAAAAATGCCTGGATGGCTGCCTGTAAATTATCAAAATTCTGGTTAGAGGTCGATATACTCGAGCTTAAGCTTGAATCAGATAAATCGTTAATGTTTGTTAAGTTAGAATAGACTCCCATCTATGCCCAGTTTGTTTTTGTTATTTATTAACCTGAACTGGCTTTGCTTAAAGAGCAATTTCAGTCTTAGAATCTTTAGTTGCATGGTATGCAAGAGGTGATCCTACCACAAGGCACTCTGTTAAATTTGCAGAAACTTGCATATCAGGGCGACCTTTAATTGTTGATTGTTGAATAGTATTAACGCCAGATTGGTTAAAATTACAGTTAGAAAGGTTTGAGTATCTAATATCATTTTTATCAAAAATTGTACATTCTAAAAGCCTAGAACTTCTAACTTTACAGTTAACAAGTGTACATTCTGAAATCTCGGCCTGGATTGATGAATCTATAAAAACAATATTTGATAGGTTAAAGCCATTTTTAATTCGACCCTCTAAAACTTCAAGTCGAGCAGTTTCTGAATTATAATTAACCTTACCTCTAACCAATCCGCCATAGGTTACTAGGTCAAATAATTTTTCTCTAACCAAATTAAATTTAGAACCAATAATTTCTGGCCTAGGATCTAAATCCATTGTTAACTTAATTAATGGATATTTAGTCTCAAACGTTGAATAGCTTTTTAATCCACTTAAGTGAGATTTTTGTTCACTTAAAATTTCCTTAATTTTTTCACGATCTTTGTCTGAATAGATTGAATTGGCTTTTAGTGTAGAAAAAAGTGATTCTATAACTAAATTCAGTAATTCAATGGCTTGGGTATTTCTCTTTTCATAATCTTTTCCACCAATATACTTAACAGTTACGTATCCTTCACTAATTCTATCAAAATTAATTCCAAACTGTTTTGATCGCGGAAAGCTAAATTCCATTTGTGAAGAATAGCTTCCAGCTGGAACAGTTGCCTCGGCAATAAATTTATTTTTTGGGTATATTAAATTTATAGAGTGCTTATAGATTTTACTTGAGCGGATTTCTTGTGGCCATAATTCAAATGCCTTTGCCTCATTAAAATTAAGTAGGAACTTAAATTTATTTAGTTGAGTAATTCTTGCGCCTTCATTCATCTTAGAAAAACCTAAATCAATCTTAACCTTACACAATTCATTTGTATAACCATTCTCTTCAATAAATTTAAATGATTTAAGTAAAGCATTGACCCCTTCGTAATAATATACTGGACCAATTGTCATGCGCTTCATCTTAAATCCATTGTTATAGAGATTAGTTAACCTTGCACCATTTTCTTTTACTGGTTGCCATGCATCCTTTGTTGCACCAACCTCAACTTCTCTATGTAAAGAAGTTTGAGCCTTTTCTGCAAGCTGTTGAATTGATTTATTTGAAAAGAAATCAACAGTAAGCACAAATTGTGCAGATTCTACTTGTTCACGGTTTTTAATGTCTAAAATCATAATATAGGTTATCTGTTTATACCAATGTAAGGAATATTTAATCTTGGACGGCAGTTATCAATTATGCGTAAAACTGATTCATCTTTAATGAATAACTGACTAATTACAAAATCATGGTCCTCCTCTTGAACCATTGTATTAAAAATTCTTATATTTGCAATATCGATTGGGGATGATACTAATCTAAAGTTTTCTCCAATTGAAAAATTAAATGAGCTTGCACCAGTTAAGGTTTTGGCTGAATTATGGATTTGCGAAATCTCATTAAAATTATTAGAATTTGCAGGGTCTTGGGTAAATCCATATACAGTTAGGGCAGCCTGATTAAATTGGCTTGAGATAGGCACAAATATTGCATACCATTTATCAATTTCAAGTCTAACTGTGTTAAATTGTGTTAATGTTGAATTTATTTCAAGCCTAATTGTAACATTTTTATCTGTTGAATTATTAATTGCAATTGATGTTGCATCTAATTTTAAGCCTTGCGCTTGAGTATTATCGTATGCATCAATAAAACTAATTGAATCAGTTAAGGAATTAATTTTAAATAGTGCAAAGAACGTCATATTTGACTTGTCTTCTCCAAGTTTACCAATTTCATTGTAAACTACACTATAATCTCTAGTTAAGATATGAACGTGCCCATTTGTATCTTCTTCAAACGCTAATTGATTTGGGGTAAAGAAGTTTGAATCTGTGTATCTATCAATTTTAATATAGCGACCAAGTAGAGGATCGTTTGAATTATATGGTCCTCTAATTTTGATTGGTGCACCATTACTTAAATCATATGTAGTTAACTTATAACCTGCCCATAGCGAAAATAGTTCAGATTCTTCATACGCAATTAAAGTATATTTAGTTGCAGGATCTTCATATTTAACTGAATATTTAGTAACATTAATAGTTTCAGGTACAACTTTAATTGGAACACTTGGCACGCTCTTACTTTCATAATAATATTGAATTAGTGGAGAGTAGTTATAGGTTAGGGCCAATTGTTTAATTTTAAGATCTGGGTGCAGAGCCTTACGAGTTTCATCAAATCGGGTAGAGATTGTTTTAAATTGTTGAGGCATTGTTGCATCTTTAACTTCATCAATCATTTGATCTGCAAATAACTCATCAGTACTTGTAATAATATTATCCAAGAAGGTTCTGTCTTCAGCTTTCATCATCATATCGATATTTGGCTGAAATTTAACTAATTGGATTTTCCAATAAACGGGTTCTTGCATAATTCCACGATACAAATAGGTACCTTGTATTTCATACATTCTGTTAGTTAATGGAAAATAGAGAAAATCTTTTTTGCGAGGATTCGACGCCGCACCAAAGATCGTTTGGAAATATTGGTGATCAATATGGATTTCGAATGGCATTTCAAAATCCACACCAAACTCTGCGTATGTAGGCTTATTATCTGGAAATTTATTTCCGGGTACAAGCACCTTAATGCATTTTCTGCTAATTGTTTTGAATAGAGTCCACTCTTTAAACACGTAGTCCGCAGAGTCTCTATCTGGTTCGGTTTTAAAATAAACAACCTCATGTCCAAATAATTTATTAGTATTAAAGCTTAATTGTTTAAAAATATTTACTGCTTGGTCTGCTGCATATGGATTAAATGACATTGTTCCAGTTGAAATAAGTGCTGGACAAACCTCATCACTACAAATAATACTTGGTGTATAAAGACTTGGAACAGTGTCTGCTGCAACAATTTTAAATTTGATTTCATTTACAACGATTGGATTTGTAAGTGGATCTCTAGTTGTATCATTATATTCGTATTTTAACTCAACAAATAAGTTTGAATTATTAAATGCAAGCGCAGTAATATCTGCAATGCTATACCAAAGAGACCAGTTTCCACGATCAGTTGAATATCTAAATTTTTTACTTAGATAATTTTGATTATTGCCATTTAGGTCAACATCGTCAGTAAAACTTGTAATCGAATAGGCTCCAGGTAAAGGATCCTTTGTTGAAAATAGTCTATAGTTACTGCTGAATGTCAGACTCGATTTGGAAGTCTCAGGAATAAGCTTTAGGGTAACTGTCTGCATTACAGATGGCGCTTTCTTTTTATTTATCCAAGTTTGGCCCGGCGGCTAACTTAAATAAATATCAATAAAGATCCGGCACCATGAAGACTAATCCAAATGTGCCAGTCCTGGATCCACTATGGCTGGCAAACTCTAAATATGTGGATCTTGAGTATTATACATATGTTATGCTTGGTGCTAAACAAAAGTATCTTGCAGATCTTAATTCTGGGTCTTTTGCTAGATTCCATGAAATCTTATTTCACTATCTAAATTTAAATACAGTTATTGTCGATAAAGGCGTTTATGACTCTGCCTATAATTTTAAAAGAGATGATCGCCATGTAATGGAAATTATTGCATCACTAACCCGAAGCCGAGAAGAATATGGTGGAGAAATCTTAAGAATGGCCTCTGCCATTTTGGCTGATACTCTTACTGAATATTTAGATATTATGCTAGATAAAATGGCATATACTAGACTCTACTTTAATTCAGCAAAACTCCATAAACTTGATTCAATTTATGTAGCAACTACACAAAATAAAGCTAAACTCAATCACATTTGGAAAATTTCTAAAGAAAAATCTATACCATTTATGATTGGGTTCGACCATCTACTTGAAATAAATGAGTTTTCTTGTGAAGATGGCGAATTTAATGAATTGCTGGGACAGGTTAAACCCGAAATTACTGACTTTTCTGCAAAGAAAAATGTCATGGTAATCTCTTCGGTTAAGAAAATTAAAGATGAAAAGTTATTTGAACTAGCACTAGCTACGATCGTTGCCAATAAGCTCCTGAATCACTCCAGTGGCTTCAATTCTAATATCTTATTGGATATTAAGTCTACATTAGAAAGAGGCCAGGTGATCCCCTATAAGCTTAGATCGCTAACTTAAGCTACTCCAAACGAGCTTGATATCTTATTGTGAGAATGTATGCCTTCCACTACATATGTGTGGGCTTGGTCAATTTCTAACTTAACAACCTCATGCTTTCCAATAGATTCTTTTGAAATCAATGGAAGATCTCCATCTAGAGTTTGAATTAACGTTCCCTCTTTGATATCTGAGATTTTTACATATTCACCAGTTGATAATAAGAATTTGTGGCTTTCTGAAACCTCAACTAATTTACCTCCAACATTAACTGATAATACTGGCTGTAATACTCGATCGGCTTGAATAACTTTATAGTTACCCCATTCACCTGTATTTTCGTGTTTAGTGTAAACATAGTCTCCAACTTTAAGAGATCCTGCTTTAACCCAGGTGTGTTCGTTAATCATAATTAACATGCTTGGAGTAGGACAACTTGACATTGAACTATATCCAGAGCTTGATGATCCATAACTATAGGTTGAACTTGTAATTGGTGCACTATAACTAAATACTAAATCGATTTCTGTAATATTTGTACTAGCAGATGTTCCAGATGTATCTAGGGCTTGAGTAAATGGTTGGCTTGCAGAAACAGATCCAATTGATGGAGACTTTAACTGCCAATAAGAAAAAGTATAACCCGATGGAAGAGATGACGAAACTGCAACACTCACAGTTTGACCACTTGTAAACTGTCTAATAATTTGGTTACTATTTCCAGTTTGTGGAATACCACCTGCACCATTTTGTGTAACTGTAATATAGGATGATAGGGTACTTGCTGAAATTGAAGCTCCAGTAGTTCTAAGGAGATTTATCTTGAAAATACCACCATAATATGTAGTAGTTGTAACAGAAGTACCAGTTAATGGAGCATATCCAACTGATACAATTCTCCAAGTATAAGTTTGTGAGCTAGAATATCCTCTAGAAGTACGTTGACACTGTATAGTAATTGAATTTTGTACAGTATTAGTACCATTCACTGCAGCCAGTGTAAATATAGGAGTCTCTGTTTGCCCAACAAAATATTTAACTGGTATTGTAGTTCCACTGCCTGCGGCCTTTTGATTAACAATAACATAGGTTCTATGTAAAACCTCAGCAGATGGAGTTGGAAGAACCACACTTGTAACTTGACTTCCATCATTAACAAATACCGCATAGTGTCCATTATTTAATTCTAGTGCACCAGATTTTTCACTACCTGAATAGGCAATGCTAGGTAAACTTAATGATCCATTAAGCATGAAATGCGAAGTTGGATTAGAAAGAACTGCATCCATTGTTGCATCTTCATAATAGTTAAACTTACCAGCTGCCATTCTACCATCACGAGTAACGGTAAATTTAATAGCTTTTAGTACGTTAGATAGACTTAATGTTTTCATTTGTTATGTGTATTTTATACTGACTCATTTAAATTTGTTGATGCTAATGTTCCTACAAAGTCAACTAAAGCAGGATCGCTTGAATATGATAAGAAATGCAAACTACCATCTCTGGTTGTAACAAAGGCAGCGCCTGTTCCAATTGATCCAGTTGGATTGTCATCTCTATAAGTAAAGTTCATGTTTCCATTATCATCAAAATATGAATTAAATCCTATGTAACTTGCAAGTTGTGCAGCAATTGCATTATTATTTGAATTTAATGGCTTGCGTGGCTTAAATACATCAGTTCCAGTTAATGGAAAACTATTTTTTGTCATGGATCCAATATTAACTTGATCTGCTAAATATCTAGTATCAGATGTAGTATCAGCCGTGCTCTTAGTTCCATAAATGGTTAATGAAGAATTTGGAGTTCCTCCAATACCAAGCGCAGTAGTTTTATCAGAATTACCAAATCTTGTAGCAACAATCTTTTTAGTATCTGAGGTTACTGTTCCAAATACTCCAATTGAAATATTGCCAGTTGCAAGAAGATCAAATGTAGTTTTAGTAAGAAGAGATGCTGCGTTTGATGCATTTATACCTAGGGCAAGTCTAGTCTTAGCCGATGCGGTGGCTCTTTCAAGTAAAAGACCGTTTAGATCATATAATGCATCATTATCTGCAAAACTTTTAATTGCAGAAGAACCTCCAGCATATAGCGTAACTCCATTATGGGCAGAGCCGTCCATTTGCGATGCTCTAAACTTAAATGCAGAAGTTGCTCCATTTACTGAGTTTGAATACGAAGTATCTCCACCGACATTAAATTCTGAAAGAAAATATGCAACGGATGGACTTGCAGTTGTATTGTTTATTAATGCATGTTTTATTCTAAGGTTATTCTCAGAAGCACTCATTTGGTGCTGGCCATTTGGCAGCTTATATAGAGAACCCAATTGAATATGGTATCTGCTCGCAGAATCGTCCGATGTTGTTACAAAGTTAGAATAAATTGTAGCAATTGCTTTACTTACATCAGTAATTAAAGAATCAACACTTGTATTTGAAACAAAATTGTTTTTATATGTATCTAAATCAAAGTTATTTAAAAATAGTGTTGAATTATTGTAGGTTGATGCAGAGCTACCATAATTAATTCCATCTGGATTAATATTAGCTAAATCCGCTCCAGCATTTTTAAGGAATCTTACAATTCCATAGTTTTTCTTCTTTGTGCTTGCAGTAAAATTAGTATCACCATCACTTATTGTAAATAGTTGTTTATTTAAAAAGAATTCTGTTGATACAGCTAATAGATTATTAACATCAAATATCTGAGACCAGCTAGTTGAAGTTTTCGTATAGAATTTACCGCCAGCTGTAATGAATATGTCATCCACTACGGCAGTAGTATTAGCAGTTTGGTCTGGTCCGCTAAATATCATTGAACCTTTTACTCCTCTTGGGCCAATAGGACCCGCTGGTCCTACTCCGCCAGTTGCTCCAGCCGGGCCGACTGGGCCGACGTCACCGATTCCCAATTCAATTAACTTAGTAAAGTTAAAATTTAGTTTGTCTGCCAATACGGCTTGGTTATCTGTTGTAAAAACCTCTTTAAGATTTAATTGTACTGGCATTTTTAAATAAATTTCATTTTTGGTTCAATAATTAAACTTAACTTTCCGGTCGTTTTTAAGGGAACCCTTAACTGAACGGCTAGTCCGTTTTTAATATTTATTTGGACTCCTTCTAGCTTCTTATATCCTAATGCATAGCGATCGGCAGCCGTCTTTGATACTATTTCCAAACCAGTCGATTTTCCCTTATCTTCAAGATACCAGAATACCAATTGATCAATTGCATAGTTTGGTAAAATGTTTTCAATTGCATACTGTTTAACATATGATGCAAAATCATAAGAACCCAAAATTTCTGGATTTCTTGCAGTTGTATCAATATTAAAACTTGAAGCAATTTGGGATTCTAGGCCAAGTTCAAGAACTTTTGTAGAAAATACATTTGTTAAGTTTATATCAAGTTGAGCATCTGCTGTATTAACTTTATACAAAACATCAGCTTCTCGGTTAACATAATCTGTTGAAATTGATGGAAACTCAGTAACTTCCATTGAACTAACTGAATCTATTTCAATTGAAGTTGGAAGAGATGCAAGCTTTGCCATAAAATATGAATCTTCAGCAATTCTTCGAGTTCCATATGCTGGAACAGAATCAGTTTTATTAATATATTCTAAATGGAATCCATAATCCCAGTTTGATGCTAATAGGTATAGATCTCCTGAAGAAATTGGTGTTTCTCCAATCAATTCAAAAATTGGTTTGTACTTATCATTTCCTTCAAGTTCAAGAATCTTCTTTTCTGAAATTTTAATATGCTCAAATCCCTTTATTTCAAAGAATCTATTTGCATTTGGATTAAATTTACAGTTAGCGTCTTTAACTATTTCTGAATTTAATGTAGTATCTGGCATAAATGCAGTAATTTCTCTAAAAATTGGAGAATATGTAGATCCATGTCTTCTTAGAAAAAGTGGATTTTGTAAATACGATTCAGCCGCAGTATATCCAACCAAATTAGAGGACTGTCTTTTACTTGTAGTATCAGCTTGAGTAAGTTGAATATTAACTGGAGAAATCGTAGGAATTTTTAATTTTTCAACAATAGTTGCATCCTCAATTTCAATGTAAAAATTACCAGTCGATTCTATGCCATTCTCATATGTAGTATAAGTTACATTAGAACGACCTCTTTCAATAGATCGTTTAAATTCAGTAAAACTTAATCTTTTAAATAATCCTTTATAGTAAGATTCTCCGCCTAATAATAATGCAAAGTTTGCAGCTTCCCAATGACTCTTATCTAGAGATGGTACAGTTAATTCCCTTTTAATAATCTTATTAAAATTAAATGTGGTTGAATTTGCTGTAGAATTAGACGATGGTAAATTTGCAAATGAGAGTTCGCCAATTCCAACATCACCAGTTAATACAATACCGATTGGAATAACCTCAGAAATTCCAGATTCATTTTCTAATCGATATATGGTTTGATTAATTAATCTAAGAATGCGAAGATTAGTATCTCCAGGATATGTTAAAACGCTAAAGGTCGAATTAGTTTCAGAAGAAAGTAGCTGTGCATTTGGATAAGTATATCCAGTTGAACCAGTTGAAGTATTTTTTAATTCTAAAACATCGATTACATTTATTAAAGAGCTACCAACTGCTGCTACACGATTTTGAGTTGCTATTGCATGATTAATATCAGATTGGTAAAAGTTTATATCAGCTGCTGCATTTTTTTGGAAAAATTTAACAGTAACTCCAGTACCACTTGCAGTAGCATTTGCTGAAAGAATAACCTTTGGTTTTATTTGATTATTTGTATCAAGTGCGGTATTGTCTATTCTAATAACATACGTATTTGCAGGAATTCCAGTTCCAGTCACATATACTTTATTCGTTGGCGAATAATTTGTCCAAGTTCTAGTAAAGGAATATGTTCCACCACTTGCTGCAGTTGTGTTTGCAGATAAGTATAATACATTACCAACTTTGGCAGTTATGGTAGTTCCAGTTTCAATACCTGTTCCAGAAACAGTACAGCCAACAATAACATTATTATTTGCTGAGCTTAGCGTAATCTCAGATACACCAGATATAAATGAGCTGACAGCAATACTGGTTTCATTAATTGGAGCATTTCCAAAATTTTCAACATCGTAATTTGTTCCTCCTGCTAAATATATGTTAGGGCTTCCACTTGTAATATCTGCACCTTGTTCTTGAACATTAATATTAGATTTAATAGGTTTAGATAAAGTCAAAGTTGTACTATTAATTCCAACTAATTTAGTAGCAAATTGCGACCATCCAGCAATATCAACCTCTGCTCCAATTAGGAGTGGCGTTGTTGGAACTGCGCTTAAAACAATAGTTGAAGATCCGCCTTCAACACTTGCAGTAAGTGGAGTAGGGGTTATTGTACTTCCAATAATCATAGTTTGATTAACTAGTGATTCTTTAATACTATTTGATGTAATAATTCTGTTTTTAACAAAGCTATACAGACTTAATCCACTTGATTCGTATGAATTTAATTCAGTTGAAGTAATTCCCTGACTAGTTCCTCCAGGTAAAGTTATTGTTGCTAAACTTTGACCATATCCACTTGGAGTTAATCCAGTTGCACTAATTGGAAATTCTATTGTAAACTTTTCAGGGTAGGCTTTACCGACTACTTTAATTGAACCTGAATCTTTATATGATAAAATACTATTAGTATTAACCTTTCCGATTTCATCAATAATTTGAATGTCTGTACCTTTATCTAGCGAGCTAAGGAATGGTAATCCATTTTCACCGTATCCAGTTTGAACAGAAAGATCTAAGCTATTTACTAAGTTTATACTACTATAACTTGCATCTAATGTATTGTACTTTTTATTTTTTGCATAATACATAAATGCTAATGTGATATCTGAAATTGGTTTTACTCCAGATGGAGTGGTTACAGTGTTTATATTAAGTTTATAGTCAGAAAACGAGGTTGATAAATTATTAAATACATGTTGTTCATCCGCTGCAAGGCCTCCAGTTTTTGTAACTAAAAGTTTTTTAGCAGAAGTGGTTAGGGGTGTAGATTTATGGCCAACTCTTAATTCAATTACTAGAGTAATAAATTTAAAATCTTTAGATTCAATAAATTTGAATTGAATTGGATTTTGACCAGAATATGGCGTTTCTTCAATTACCTTTAAAATTGAAGTAAATCTATAATTATTAAATCGGTTTGAGTCTCTAACGTATTTAAGAGCACCAGATAATTCGGTTTCAGTTGTGTCTGGAACAACCTCCTTAAATACAAATTTAATTCCTTTAAATATAGTTTTAGCAAGTCCAGTTAAGTTATCCTTTTTAATTTGGGAAAATCTATATTGAGTTCTAGCACAAGGAGTTAATACTCCATTTTTTATGTAGCTTGGAGTAAATATAAAATAGTCTTCAAAATATCCTTCCTGAGTTATTGCTAGCTGTGGATCAAATGGAGTATCAAAGTATAATTTATTCTGAGCAGCTGCAGTTGGATCATATATGTAATCGTATAAAGATTCAATATAAAACCACTCGTGTGTCATTGAACTAGAATCTGGCTCAACTTTATTTGGCTCAGGCGAAAAATTATTTACACCAAATACGGTATCTGAATTTAATCGATATGGATTTGATCTAGCATCAAGAGAACCATCTGCTCCCCATTTACAAATATATTTAACCAATCTGTTTTTTCCAGCATTCTCAATTAAATATCTTTCATAATTTGAATCATATTCTGAAGAAATCTTTCCACTAGTAAATCTATCTCTGTATATGTATGAGTTAGTTTTAGAAGGAGAAGTTTCTGCATAGTCAGAAGTTATTGTAAAGAATCCTTTAAAATCTAAAATGTCTGGGTTAGTTTCAGCTAATTCAACATCATATGTTGGAATATTTACAGATAGAGCTGGAATTACAAATGGATCTCCAGTAACGGTTGAAAAACTAACAATGGTTGGAGTTAATGTTTTTTCAATTAGATCGCCATCATTGTATATAGTTGATCCAATTTTAATACTGCCGTTTAGAACTCTATATGCAGATTTTTCCAAATTAATCATATTAATTCCTTCTGGAATAAATGCAGATTTCCAAACATCACTAAGTTGAACTGATGAATATTGGCTATCGGTATGATCAAAATCAAAATCCTTAATTGGAATAATCGATAGAGCGCTTACGGCTGGTTTAAATTTCTTTTTGAATTGAACTAAACCAAACTTTAAAAGGGCCTCTGTTCCTTGCTCAGTTAAAATGTTTATATTATTATCATAATAATTGATAGCAAAGATTTTTTCAGATTCAGTTTCAAATGAACCTGAATTAATATAATCTATGCTGCTAACAATATTTTCTATTTCAACCCAACCGGATGGAGATTGAATTAATAAGTCAGCTTTATTTGGATGTAATTTATCAAAATATTGGCTATCTACTGATATGTGTGAGGTTAGAGCTGAGCCTGGTTCAAAATTTACAATATGACAGCCAATAACAATTGTTTGATCTAAGTTTCCAGAACCAAACGTCAAAGTCTTGGTGCCTGCATCTGCAATTAATGCGCCAAATGAATAGTTGATTTGGTTAATAATTGGCGTAGCCTCTCCATATACAATATAATCGCTATAAGTTAAGTCGATTTGAGCACTTGTACCAGTTCCTAATAATTGGGCCGCAGTTTTTCTAAAAACTGGCTCATCTGATATAGTTATCTTAACTTCATCAATAGCTGGAATGTATTGAGCCGCATATTCTAGAGAAACATTTCCTGGAGTATTAACTACAATAAAAATTCTATTTTGATAAGAGTATGCTTTAAATCCACTATTTTGAATTGCATTGATTGCATCAGTTAATGATTCTGCAATTTTTTCAAGCTTAGTTGCAAGTGATTCTTGCTGAACTGAATCTACACTATAAAAGAATTGATCTGGGCCGTATTCATTGTATACGGCAAGCGCACCTAAAACAGGAGACCCGCCATATGAAAAGTTTGAAACTGCAGTTACTGTTTCATATCTTTTTGAATTTTGATTCGTTGCCTTACCATTGGGATAATAAATTCTAATTTGATCCAAGTGATTTGGTATATTCGTAAGCTTAATTTCAATAAATGATTGAATTCCGCCCTTTGTATAATCAGCAGAGTCTTCTAAAAATACTTCAGTTGGACCATGTAATAGTGATAAGTCTAATGATTTAGTTGAAATATTTAGTTTTGAATTATTAATGTCTGCACTAATAATTTTATGAAGATCTCCATTTTTATCCTCTAGGGTAAGTATACCAGCTCCATCTAATTCAGTTAATGCAGATGAAACAGCTGATGGTATAGCATGGAATTTTAAATCTAATCCATTTGTATTTGTTTGAATAAACGAAAGTTGCGCATATTCATATGCATTTGGATCAGTTATAATTGGAGTGTTTAATTTTAATGCAGCGTGATCACTTAAATCAAAATCTAAATTAGCTAGATCTACTGTATTACAATAGATTCCAAAATATCGGTTAAACTCAAAATCATCTGATGAATCATCAAATAAAAATTCTAAATTTAAAATATATGGATAGATTATGGCATTACGTTCATAACCTAGGGTTACATATTCTTCAAAATCTGTAATGGTTTTTCCGCCAATTATAATATCTTGTAGATTTTCAAATTTCTCAGTGTAACACCCCGCTTTATACGCTATACCAGAATAAGAAGAAAGAAGTCCTCTATTGAATGGAAAGTTTAAAGTATTTGATGGAAAAAGCGGATTGCTTTGCATCTTTTTAATATACTTTCCAATATGTGAATCTACTCCTAAATCAAAGGTCTTAACGATTTGTGCATTTTCTAATATAGATTTAAGGTGTTCTGGTTTATTATATGGATAATCAGTCTTTGTTTCTGAAATAGATTTATGACTTGCTCCAGGAATTTTAAAAATTACAAATTTTTCTGGAAGTTCTTTATTTAAATAGATTGGCGCAAAATACTTAAACTTTTCAGAATAATTCTTTGATATACAATATCTTGCACCTGAAAAATATTCAGAAAAATCATATTGATCTGCAAAATTTGATGAGGTTGAATCTAGCGCAACATTGGTTTTTACAGAAAATACAATAGACTCTGGGGTATTTCCATTACTGAAAAAACGATATAAGTTTGAATCGTGTTGAGAAGTTGGATCAATTGGATAAGCTTTATACTTATCTTTAGCTAATTCAGTATTAGCCTCAATTGATTCAAAATATAGGTTCTGACTAGAGTCAACTACTAACTTAACATTTCCAGTAAGCTTAGGATTTGTTCTAACTAGTCCGAATGACGTATCAAACGGTGTAATCTTTTTATAAGATAATGCCACGTGTTTCTACTTAATTTTTATATTACATAAAATTAGTTAAGGAAGAATTCATGGATAAATTAAAAGCTGAGTTTTTAAGAATATCAGTTAAATCTGATATGTAAACTCCACCTCCACCGCCTCCGCCAGCTGATACTGGTGTAAATACAGTAGGAGAAGTAATAATTGTATCACGATCATGCTTACCACTAACTTTAATATCAAACTCAAATAATCCACTCTTTGTGTAAATATCAAGTCCAATAATTTTAGTATATGTAATGTTTGTTAATTTCTGACCAGTCGACCATCCACCAATTTCTCCAATTTTGTCAGTTGTTCTAAATTGGAAAACTACTGGTACAGTTATAGAAGCAGCAGATCCAGCAGATACTGTACGCTTTGAAGTTCTTGCATTAGATCCATCCACTGAAATTGAGGCATATGATTGTGGCATTACGAATAAGTATGATCCGCAAGTTTTTTTACCAATTAGATAATTATCGCCGGTACCAAATCCAATTTTGATTGGAAAGGTATTTAATGCTGCATATAATTGATCACTATATGCATATGGTGCCTCTGGAGTAACTCTTTCAGCTTGCGCATAATATGGAACTCCAAATTCATTGGTAACTGCTTCAGCACTAGTATTAAAGTGAACTGCTTGTGAAAAAGGTAAGTATTTTTGTAAAGTATCAGTTATAGTATTTACAGAAAACTCATAAACTGGGTTTGTACTTAATCCTAGTAAAAGGTCTACATCAAATTGAGAAACTGTTCCTAAATTCTTTAAGTATGGGTGATCTTTATGAATACAAAATTCGGTAAGAGTTCCATTTCCAACTGCAGTACCGCTACTTACTGTACCACTCCACACTTCAGTTGCGCTTCCACCAGCTGGAATAGAAGGTAAATAATGGCCTCCCATATAATTAGGTTTTCCTGAAACAGCATTGGTTGATTGGCTAAATGCATAGTTTTGATTTGTAAAATATGAAGATTCATTTATGCTAGAAGTTGGTGAAGTTGGATCCAATAAGTCTCCATAATAAAGGCGCTTACCATTATCTGCTGTATAATATCTAGAGTAGATAAATTGGCTCTTTACTTGTGAAGATTGGTAACCTGTTCTTTGTGTAAACGCATTAAATGATGCACTAGAAACTCCATTTACATTTAATGGAACTTTATCGTATCTTAAGTAAGTATTATATTGAGTATCAGTATTTGCACCTGGGAAAGAAGTTGGAGCAGCTACACCAATACCTCCGCCTAATGTTGATAATAACTCTAGAGGCGTTTGTGAAGCATTTCTAATTTTAACTTGGTATTCTTTAGATTCTATTTTTCCTTTATCCAAAGACCCGTCTGTTAATTTAGCAGAATCTACATAATATCCTGCAAATAGATCAACGGTAGTTCCATTTGTAACTTGAACTTCGCTTCCTTCTGGTGTAACAATGCTAACAATAAGTTCAGCAGTTGCAGTAGAAAGAGAAGATTGAATTGCAGAAAGCGAATCTGCAATTTCTTTTAATTTATCATAAAGAGAAATTGCTGTACCATCTGCTAAAAAGAATCCTGATGCAATTGCATCGGTTGTGTGAGAATAATACTTATCTTTACTTGTAAAAGCCGTTGATAAATGTAGGTCTAATCCTCTAGCATTTAATTCTTCTTGTAAAGCAATTCGACTTTCATCTGCCATTGCTTGTTGAGCAATTAAAGTATTTTCTTCAGAAGATTGGATATTTGATGGAAAGTCTATTGTAATAGAATCTGACCAATCTGATTCAACTGGGTTATCTGGGAAACCTGCTTCAGAAAGAGATTTAATTTTAATTTCAACAGATTCTCCTTTTCTAATTGAAATATCCAATTGATTAATATTAACTGAGTTTGGATCTGCAACATTTTCTTCTGTCCACTCATATAATCCAGTAGTTGAATTATAGGTCTTTTGCTTAGACTTAGTTAAAACTTCGGTCCACGGAGAAAAATATCCAGTACGCTGTGTTCCATTTGCATCAGTAAATGTAATTGGATCAGCTGCTGCTGCATCTTTATTTGAGCTTAGATAACGATATGCAATTTTAAATTGCACAACCTTTTGTAAACCATATGGAGAATTAATATCGGCTGGAATTTCCCAGAAGCCGCGTACTCTATATTTAGGTGAAATACTAAACTCCGGAGAAGTTTTTACATTTAGAGAAAGCTCTTTCACTACAGTTGATAACTGAGAAAAAGCTTGCGCTCTTGCAGAAGTTTTATTATTTAAATCAGATTGAGCCTTTAAACGAATTGCATCATTTTGATTACCCGAAGAGTTAATAGTTTTCTTAAGAGTATCAATAGATTTATCTAATTCTCTTAGATTAGAATTAATTGATTCTTTTTGAGAAACTAGATTCTTTACCGTAGAGGCAGAATCCGTATTAGTTACATGTGAATCTATTTGTAAAACTTTAAAATTGGTTGCAGTTAAAGTTGGAGAATTTGGTTGAAATCCTAATGAATTAGGCAATTTCTTTTCTTTTGCAAATGATAAAAATAATAATCCAAAATCTGCTACAAAATTATTGTAGTATTCATTTAGAGTTAAGTTTTGACCAGTTTGTAAAGTAATTTGTAATTCATTTGTATAAATTCCAAATCCACTTGAAATAAAGTCTACGGTTAAATCCATTTTTGAACTAATAGGCTTAATAAAGATTACTTCTCTTTCATTATAACCTATGTTTACTGCAAGAATTGGTGAACGATAGATTTCAGGTTTTATTCTTAGGTTTTCGAATAAAACAATCCCATCTGATCCAAATACTCTCTTTAAAATAACTGACTTATCTTTAGTATCTACTGATTCTACTAAATACTCTGAGTTTTCCTCAGTAATTAGTCTAGAGCCAATTGATAATTCACGACGCTGAGCAGCTGGAGTAGATCCAGTCACATCAGTATAATCTAGACGGTCTAGTACATATTTTATTTTGCTATAACTTAAAATTTCACCATTAATTGTTTCGGGCACAGTTATTTCAGAAATGGCTTGAACTTTAAATGTTCCTCTGTATCTGTTAATTGCACCAGGTAAATCAATAATATTAGTATCTTCAAAATAAGAAATTCCATTATTTACAAGATCATTTAAAAGAGTTGTATAGTTAATGGTATTTTTACCGTTGTAGTTATTATTAAAATAATTAATTAGGTCTGTGTCTTCGCCAACATTAACAATTACTCGACGTACTTCAAATTTAGAAATATCATCTGAAATATAATTAGTTACATCGATTGGAACATATAATAATGGACTAAGAAAACTTTCAAAGAACCAGTTATTTTTTGTTTTAAATCTGGTTGGAAGACTGAGACTTGCATCTCCGATTTTTTCTAGATCAGAAATGGTTTGTGTTATATCATTAAGTTCAAATCGTTTAATATTTCCTTGGTCATCTTTAATACCAATTGTATTGCCATTTGCATTTAATAGTGTCTTAAATTTAGTATCAATCTCTTCAATTCTACCATTCATATAACCAATAGACGGAATAGGAATAGTTGTACTTAAGGTCGGATCTGCCTCATTAATTTGGGTAACTTCAACTTGGCTAGAATTTGTAGTAAGAGCCTGATTCATTTTTGAAATAAGCTCTTGTGCATTAGCTGTTTGTACGCCAAGTGCATTTAAGATCTGTGATAAAGAATTAGTTTCTTCAGCCATTATCGTATTCTATCTATTTTAAAGTCCAAGGTTAGTGAGTTTACACAAATTATTTCAAAAATCGGACGATTATCGCTGGACCAGCCGTAATCTGTCAAAATACCAACTTGTGTATTATATGCTTGGGTAACACTAGAAAAATCTAAATTTGTAGATCTTGCTAATGCATCAGTAGCTAATTTTATAGTATATCCATTTAATATAATTGGATCAGCAAACACTATTCGTAAAACTTGACCCTTTTTCCATTGAGTCAAAGTATCATTAATTTTAAGAATAATGTTTCCAGTAAGAGTATATGAATTACCAGCCTTTTCATGTCTATAATAATTATTAAAAGGTACTAATTGAATTACTGGAGATGTTGTTGAAATATCAAATACTGGAGTTATTTCAAAATTGTAATCAGGCTTTTCATTATTAATAATAACTTGATTATTAGTTGAACGGCTAACACCGATTCCATATCCACTTTTTACAACATCTGTATTATATGCAACTTCAATAGAGGTTTTTCCTGCTACAAAATTTGCAAGTTGAGATTCAACATTTGTTATTTTCTCAATAACATTTTTCGTATTTAGGAATAGGGCGCTATTTGCAAGAAGAGCTTTTTCTAAACTTGATAGTCTAGATTCAAGATCTGATGCTTTAGTTGTAGTTAATAAACTGGCTTTAACCTTTTCCCAATCTGTTTGCAGTTGAGTGTATTGTTTAAGCTTACTTTCTTGATTAATTGCAACGGTTTGAAAGCGATTCATTAAATCTACGTAAATATCTAAACCAAATCCAGCATTTGCATTAATATTTTTAATTGGTTCTACCGCAACATCTTCAATTGATGTATCAAACTTAACATTTAATTTAAATGCATATGAGTTTCCATTAATTTTACTTAATGGATCTGGTTTATATTTAGTTAATCTTGGAATTTCAAATTCTAATCCATTTGATTGGATTTTATTTAAAAATAAAACTCCATATAAGTTTTTAGCTTTTAGCGTTCCGTTTGCTGGATCAATTACGTCATAATAAACTAGAACTGTATTAAAGTCAAAGTTTTTATTTTGAACATTAATATCGTTAAGCGCTGAAAATGATGTTTTTGCATTTTGTGTTGCAACTAAATAATCACTAATTTTGAAATCAATACAAACTCCGTCTAATGTAGATCTGGTATAGTTAATAGTAGTAGTTATACCATTTGCAGTTTTACTCTTTTTAATCTTTTTATTTACTGCAGTATTGTATTTCCATGCTGCAAGTTGAGAGTTGTATGTTCCATCTGTATAATATGAATTATTAAGAGTTCCTTGAAACCAGTTTTGTGCAGTATAAGTACTACCTGCGTATGGGGCCTGTTCTAAAAGAACAGTAGAATCATCTAAATCATAAAATGCATTTAAACTTAACCCCTGAGGATGGACATCAGTATAGTGTCGGCCAACAATGGTTTCTCTATCTTCTGGTAATTCTGGACTATGTGTAATAGTCATATTTGGTTTATAGTTATCGTCTTCTGTTGAGTTGAATAAGATATATGGAGTAGATCCAACATTATTTGGAACATGTAGATATAATTCACTATATGAATTTTCTTGGCCTTTGTATGAGTTAACAATATCTATTTCTCCAATATATTGGACAACTTTTGAATAAGAAGATCCAACTGCCTCGTCCTCTTCTGTAAAAATTCCAGTAGTGGAAGTTTCTAAGGTATTTGCACCTCTCCAGCGAATTGCTCCTGCTTCTTTTAACCATTTCCAAAAAACTCTTTCTGATACGTTAAGCGGAAGTTCTCTATTATAAGAATTTTGAGAAATTAGTAGAGCTTCTAAATTTAATGCATAGTTTTGAAAACTTTGAGCTAAATTGTAATTTTGATTACTTTGATTAATAAGGCCAGGATCTGTCATTAACGTTTCACCTTGGGCCTTAAAAAATAGCTTATTGTCTGAAGGAGTTCCATCTGGAGTTCCAACATTAGGTAAATTTAAAAGCACAAAATTAGAGAACTTAAACTGGTTACCACTATTGTTGAATGATAAAGTTAAGTCTTCTAATGAACTCTGGAAAGTGTAAAATATACCCTTTCTAGTGGTTATAGGTTTTATAATAGGAGCAACTGCCATTTTGCGCTCAGGGTTTTATTTTTAGATGTTATAAATTGCGTTTGATCCGCCAGTTACAACAAGTCTTGCTTGGTTAGTTCCCCAAGTTGAAGGTAGGTTTGCACTGTTTTTAACAGTTCCAACATTCATTAAGGTTACTGAAGAATTAAATAGGTTTGTACTTAATCCAACTGCCCATTGTGAAGCAAGTGTAGTATGTGTAGAATCTAGACCTACTGCATCTTGATCCATTATTGCAAAGTTGCTACCAATTATTCTAATTTTATGAGTAGCAGAGTTTGCTGCAGCAAATGTTTCATATGTACCGCTAACATATGTAACTGTTCCGCCAGATGTATAGGTAATTGCGCGTACCATGATTGTAAATTCTTGACCAGGTCTTACTGGGGAATTTGCATCATTTATTAGAATAATATCGATACCATCTGTAATTGTAGATTGAAAAGCACTTCCACTATAGAATGGACTTGCATCTAATGTAAGTATAATTAATGATTTACTGGTTGCAGTTAGAGTAACTTCGGCTTTTGCACGGTTGGCACCAGATACTGCGGATAACGTCTTACTAACATCTTCTTTACTGTTTGAGAAGCTACCTGTAATATTAACAGATCCTGCTAAATTAGATTGACCGTTTGCGGTAATTGCTCCAGTAAAAGTAGAGGTGCCAGATATAGCTAACCCAGCTGAGGTAATTGACGAATTAACTACAAGGGTACCTGTGGTAATTTTTCCGACAGTTGCACTGTTTACAGTTTCAGTTTCAAATTTAATTAAATCTGCTGTACCATTTGCATTTTTGAAATATAACTGTCCATTTTGGATAGTTAATACTTTAGTTTTTAACTCAGTTAATGGAGTTAAGGTTGTGTCTGGGTCAACCCCGATCTTTTTATCAGAAAGATCAATTTTTAAATTGTTAACTAGATCTTCTAGCTTACTCTTAAGCAATCCAATATTGCTATTAGAGATAACTCGCATGTCTGAAACATACGTGGTTTCTAAAATTTCTTGTACTGATAGCGATAGTGCAACAAAAGCCATTTGTTTTTTCTATTTTTTGTTATTTATTAGCAGAGCATGCACTCGCAAATAATAGACTGTTAGCCTTCTTGTACTCAAAAAATATAACTTGGCTTAGGGGTTAGTTAAGTTTATGGCTAAGCCATCATTTCTATTAATAATAGTACCATCTGAGAGAATTTCATAGTCATCAAAGTTAATATCAATCATTTCAGAGTCAGCTCTGAGCGAGTTTTTAGCAAGACTTGATGTAATTTCTCTGGAATTTAAACTATTTTCAATATAGTCAATGTAATCAGATTTTGACATTACTTTCACAAATCTTCTTTCTGGTAAAGGGTGTTCATTTCCCCAAAGATCAATAACTGTTCCGGAGATTTCATATTCTCCCTCTTGATCAAATCTCCAAATAAAGGTCCAACCTGCTTCAACCTCTGCCATTGTAACTGGCTGAGACCCGGCCGTAATATTAACCAATTTCCAATATACTTTAGATTTTCCTATGACCTCTCTTGCTGAAATAAAAACTGGAAGATGCTTGGGAACAGTAAGGCGGTCTGTTGCAATCTTTAGTTCAGAAATATCTAGTGAGTTTTTAGTAAAAAATGATGGAATGAATCCGACTTGCTTGCCATCTTTATATGAAATAAATCCTCTATTTTTCCAATATTCAGGTTCCCAAACTTTTCTATTAACTTCTACCCCATTTTCAATAAAAGTTCGGCCATAAATTTGATCATTTAGCGGAGCATATGTCATAAGATTTTCGACTTCAAAGTCTGGAATTACTCCATATAATTTAAGTTGTTCCAGATTTGACATTTGCTCTTTTGAATACGTATCAACTGGCTCATAATAAGAATATTTGTTATTTGAGCTAAAGGTTACAGTTGAGCTAGGTACTCCAATTGCCGATATATTAATATAAGTTATTGGCATTAGTTATGATCAATTTTTAAACGAGCAGTTCTTACTCCGATTCCGCTTGGCTGAACTCGTATCTTTACATTATAAGTTTGACCTGGATTAATATCAATATTTTCGATTGATGGTACAACAGTTTCGGTTTGGCCAGATGTTATAAGTAATTTAAAATCATCAAAATCTTGGTCTAAACTTAATGAATGTATCTCTAGCTTAGAATCTGTTCCGCTATTTGTAATAGGTACTATTAAATTTCGGGTTGCTCCAACTTCAGTTGAATTAAATACAATTTGTTCGTTTGCTACACCAACATTAAAGCTTGGAGCCGCAGTTAACAATGATACATTTACTGTATTAGAAAAAGTATTAGTCGTACTTTTTACGCTAAACGAAAATAGGTCAGTTCCAGTATAATCCTGATTTGGAATATATCTAATTCTATAACCGTTTACAGATAGAGTTCCTTGGCTAGGCTGAGTTACAATTAATAGATTGCTAAATGAGGATCCATTTAAATTAATATACGGTAATGTCTCAATATCAACAAATAGGTTTCTACCAACTTTTTGTTGAGGTAACTGATTTAAAACTGGAGCGGCTGCCTCAACCGTTAAGGTTGCACTTATTATAGTTTGTTGTTCATTTGGAGAATTATCATTAACTGCAGTTGCCGTAATTGTGTATGTTCCAGATTGAACATTTGTGTATGTTACTGGGTTATTTGCAGTTCCATTACCAAGTGAAGATGTAATAATATAGGATTTTGCATATTGTGTTGCCACATTTATGGTAACAGTTCCTCCACTTGTAACTGGTGAATTAAATATGGCTGAATTGCTAAATGAAATTCCAGGAAATGGCGCTAATACTATAATTGGAAATTGTTTTGAAAAACTATTAGATTTTAGCAAATTCTTAAATGGAGAAGAATATACAACAGTTAAAGTTGGTTGAATTCTTTCATTGTTACTATTAACTCCCCATAGTGCAGTAAAGGACCTAGTTGAATTATTAATATTTAAGCTTGGCACAATGGTTGAGCCAGTTTGGGTTACAGCTATTCCATATAGTCCATCTTCTGGAAATTCAGGAATCCATTCTGGATAGACTGGGCTTGCTGCAACTTGGATATTACTAGAGGAACCTTGTCTTAGCGTTGAATAAGCTAAATCAATATCCTCGGTAGGTCGACCAATTATAAGTTCTTTGTATACTGTAAATTGAGTTCCATTTGAAAAAGAACCCTTAAACATAAATCGATAATAACCAGGGGCACTTGGTCTAAATTTAACCTGAGTTCTATCTTCAGAATATGTATAATATGTCCATGCTGGAGGTGGAGTTAGTGAGTTAAGATCAGTTGATCTTGTTACTTGGTCTAGTTGTTGCCAATTAGAATCACTTGGACTAACTCTAGTTTGTAATATCCAAGTCAAACTATTTAGGTCTGCCTCTTGTAAAGTTGCTGTAATTTGGTATGCACCTGGCACTGGATCATTTGGACTAGGTTCAATTACTGAAATATATGATCGGCTTAGGTTTGCTGCAGAGTTTGTAATAAATGCATAATCTGCAGCTACTCCTGTGCTACCTTGTAAAGCAATTGAAGAAATGGCAAGTTGAGCAGATGGTTGACCTTGTGGAATACCAGAGGTCGTAAAATTAATGGCAGATGAATACAAATAAGTTGCACCATCGCTGTTTTGTACGTATGCCTTTGCATAGTATTGTGTGTTTGCAATAAGACCAGTTAAACTGCTTACCAATTGAACCGGACTCTGTTCAGGATTAAGAGGGCCAGATTCAAATTTAATAACCCCTTGACCATTGACTACTAAATTATCTGAATTTCCAATTTTATAAATTAATCCATATCTAACAAATTGGTCTCCTGCTGAATTGGTAAAAGTTGAGGTTAAAGTTACACCGGTTTGAGTTAATCCACTTGTGGTTGGAGTACTAATTCCGCCTGAGGCAGATGTAGTGAAAGTTCCTACTTGAGATTGACCGGTGCCCGTTGCATTTATTGCAAAAGCCTGTACTGTATATTGAGTATTTTCAAGTAATCCTGTAAATTGGGTAGAAATACCAAATCTAAAATCACTAAGTATTGCAGAATTTACCAGAGTACCATTTCTAAAAATTCTAAATGTGACTGAGGTAACTTCGCTTCCTCCATTATTACTTATTGTAGTGGTGGTAGTTACTGAGTTTGCGGTAGTTCCACTAAAGGTTGGTGTGGTTAAAGTCGCAACCGTTCCACTTTGTTGTGGTGTACATGCTTCATATTGAATAGTTGCACCAGTACAAGTGCCTCCGCCAGAAGCAGGCGTTATTACATATCTAGTTTGAAATCTTTGATATGAACCATTTGTTAATGTACATGGGCTCCATGCGCCTGCTGTCCAAGTTTCTTGAGTTGCACCATAACCCCAACTACTTAGGGTACAATTAACCGGTGTTACTTGAGGCATACATTCAGTATCTGATATACATTCAGTGATACCTCCAGTCACAGTAACTCCATAATTATATGGATCTATGATTGGATCATAATCTATGAATATAACTGGTTCTGTACCGGAACAAATATAAAGCGTTTTAATTGTTCCATTTGTTACAGTTGAACTCCAGTTTCTGGCCTGTACAGTCGATGCGCCTTGTGCTCCATATGGAGTATATGAAAATTGTATTGAATTTTCACTAATTATTGATTGATTGATTGCAATTTGATAACAATATGAAAGAAGATTGCCTCCTCCGCCACCGCCACCTTGATAACAATCTAAGTTGTTACTACATGGAGTATCTCCACCCATAACTGTAATATTATACGAGCTAAAATCAGATTGCTGACCAAATACTTGTAAAGTTGGATAAGTCCTTGAACAAAAATAATAGATTGGGCCATCTGGTCCATAAGTTGATTCAAAGGCTCCCAATTCGTCAAACGAAACATATACTGGTGTGCCATCATATGGCGTATACCCTAAGGTTTTTCCCAAAGTTTCAGTTGAAGTTGGTACGGTTAATTGATAACAAAATGCAAATACTGCCATATTATTGTTGAGTTACTTTTACAGTAAAATTATTTGTATTTGAGCTTTCTTTAGCGGTTGCGTATACTTTATTATTTACTACTCGATATCTAAATTTTGAAATTGCACTGTGAGTCGAGGCATTTAACTGAGTGACCAAGTTATCAATATTAGAATATGTAGGTACAGTATAAGGATTGTGTAAACCTAATCTAATCTTATAACCAGCTGTTGGTGCATCGATTGAGAATCCTTGTAAAAAGTCAGATTGATATGATAATTGATAGAATTTAGTATGGAAAAGATCTCCAATTTTAGCATCAGCTAAATCACTCATTTTAGGTTTTAGCGAATTTTCGCCTAATCCCCAAGCATATGCATAATCTGAATTTAATGTAGAATCTCCCAATTCTTTATAGACTCCATTTAAGCTGTCTTTGATTTTGGCTTGAGTTGGTGCAGTATTATTACTAAAATTATTTGAATAGTACGCCCAATCAAATAATTCCTTTTCTAAATCAATGGATCCTATTTTTTGAGTAAATGATGAAATTGTTACATTTGGATTAAACATATAACTGCCACCCATATCACCGACTGTAACATTAGTTAAGTCCTTAAATTGATATGAAAATTTATCAGAGGTTCTAGTAAATCCGACAGTGGTTCCAACTGTTGAATTTACCGTAAATTTAATAAAGTCAACTGATATTCCTGCAAATTGATCAAATACTCTAAGTTCAATTAGATATTCTCCAACATATGGTAAAAAGTGTACAATTTTATTAAAGTCATAGATTGATCCTCGGTGGCTCCACTTATATGGGTTTGGTGCGTTCTTAGTAATTACCCATTCAGCATCTACTAAATTTAAATAGGTAATAATATCACGAACCCTAGCCCCTTCCGTTTCTAAATCGCTAAAGGTTATTCCATCATAATCCATTATTCTATATTGAGGAAGCTCTGCTTTTAAAACAATTGGGCAACCTAATTGTTCTTTAACATTAACTTCTCCATTTGACCAATAATATGCAGATCCATGATTTTTCCATTCTTCCTTTTCAACTTGCTCATAGAAAACTTTAACTGCATTTATTAGAGATATCTGCTGTTTTGCTGAATACTTTTGTTGATTTTCATATGGATTTGCAATTGCAGTAGAGAGTCCACTTGAATCAGTTCCAGTATTAAATGAAAATTTAGGAAATCCAGTTAATGATTTAGATGGGTTGTTTAGTTCAGCTTCACTAGAGTAAAAGAGCGGACGAATATCTCTAACATAAGGAACTGCAATTGTAGACGAAGGTAATTCAATTGCTGCTTTAATCTTAGTGTTAATATCAACACTTCTGATTTGAACATCATCTGTCCAATATCTAATATTAAATTTCTCAAAAAATATAAATTCCCCAATAATATCTCTAATTATAACATTAATTGGAATAATTTCACGAGATATTTTTTTGGATAATCCATCTAATTTATAGAAAATTTCAGCTGGGGTAAAATCTGTAGTTTCAACAACTTCAGGTAAACCATCATCATCATAATTATCTGTAGCTTTGGTAAACTGGTAGCATAGAGCTAAAAAGGAGGTTTTAACAAACTGAGCAGATTCCATTAAGGTTCCACCCGTTGAAACATTTACCATATTATCAATTTTGCCATCGTCTAGCATATCAGTAATATTAACTAGGGCAAAGGTATTTAAGTATTGTGAAGATGAATTTGAGTTTCTCCAAAATTCCTTGGCTTCTAAAACATCTCTATATCCAAATAGATTAATGAAATTAACTAATCCTTTATAGGTTCCAACGTATGGAAATACTTGTTCGCGGTTTACTAATAGTTCCTTTCGAGCCTGATTTATTTGTTCCCAATCTGGTAAACCTTCTTTGATGTAATAGTCTTTTAATAATTGAGCGTCCTCTACATGGAAAGATATTCCAAAGTTTTCCATCCAATTTCGATATCTAGAATCCTCATCAACACCTTCTCCATAATAGTCAATCTCAAGGATTTTAGTTGAACTTAAAATTGCACCATTTGATAAAGTCTCGTGATATGCTAATAATTTTCTGGTATAGATTTTCTCTTCAGTTGGTGAAAAGGCAATATTTACCTGCATTGGATATTTAAGATAGAGTTGAGCAGATGACCCGCTTGCAAAATCTGAATGATTTAATATAATTGAATCAGCTCGCTCTATTACCGGAAGATCTGTGTCGCTATTTCCAGTTATGTCCTGTTTTATATTATAGAAAAAGAAGTTATTCTCAGAATCAGCCTTTTCCCATTTAAATACAATTCTTTCATTTTGATTGAGGGTAGGAAAAAGGTATTCTGGATTAGAATATTCCAATACAAAGATTTGTCGGCTATCAAATAAACCAAGAGATACCGGTTTAATATATTCTTTACCGTAATACCAGGTAATAGTATCGCTTTTACTAGTTACCTCATTGTACTTAGTAAACTGAAAGTTATAGTTTTCACCAAACTTATCAAAAAATATAAGGTTAGAAAGTTGCATCAACTTGGCTTTTTGTTATTTATTAGCCAGGAAATGGCAAGTTAGATCGTGTAGATTTCGCTCTCTCCAGAGTGGCTAAGGGAAATAGTAACAATCTTTTCGCCTTTACCGATATGCTTATAGATCTTTTTATATTCTTTAGCGTATCCATTCTTGGCGATCTGGGTAAAGTAAGCAAATGCATTATTGGATTTTTCCTCATTAAAGTTTCTCCAATATCTTAAAAGGTCAAGCAGAGCAGATTGAATACAGTCTTCTCTATCTAGAGGATTTTGAAATTTTAACTTTTGGATAGCACGGTTAGCCAATAGGATAAAATAGTCGATTGCTTTTGGAGAAAGTTCTCCTTTTGTATGCTGGTAGCCGGTTTCTTCATTTAGAAGACCGTGTTTACAGCGAACAATTTCATTAGTGAAGTCTCTATTATTAATGTAGTACTTCGGGTCTTTAATTCTTGCCATTAGGTTAGGGCCTGGTAAATTTTTAATACACTTAAATAAGAATCAACTAGGTCAGGGAATGGCGATTTAATTTCAGAAGAGGTGACCAGTTCTGTATTATATTTATTTAAGCATTGAGCAAGAGCAGAGTTTTTAGCTGCCTCAATTTTAGGGTCTTCTATAAATTGATTAAATACTTCAAATTTATTAGCATTACCCTTTGCTCCTATTGCATTTTTTAGTTCAGATGGTGAAAAGATAAAAAGTCCAGCTAAATTATTATCTAGCAATCTATCAGTAATCGTCTTTTTGAGGATTCCTGTAGTTTGAACAATATCAACTAGAGAATTACCTTTAGCTCCATATGCAAAACCTTCAATTCCAACAATAATAGGTCTTTGTTGAACTTTAATTAAAACTGTATCAATTAAGGTATTTACTAAAAGTAATTGGTTTTGTAGTTTCTTTCTTTCAGTATCAGAATAGCTTAAGCCTTTATTATTCTTTTCTCCTAAGTTAACAATATGAATATCTGGAAATTCCAGATTGATTCCTTCTAAGAAGTGAAGATAAGATTTACTTAATTTAGTATTAGTGACAGCAACCCATTTAAAAGTCTTGAAGTCATGACTTATACAAGCTGCTGGAAAGTTAATCGAAAAGTCGAATCCTATAATAGTCACGCATAATTAAGTAATTTGTAATACTTTACTGAAAAAATTATAAAAGGTTTCTAAAACCTTCTTCAAAAGTGCTATAAAATAAGGGAAAGGTTTGGGAGGGTGTCAGACTGAAGATCAGACTGATAATTTATGACTCTATTCTCTTTATTTTTTAAAAATAAAGAATTAGAGACTCAATCTGACCAAAACTTAAGATTCTTTAGTATATTGTTTCTAAATTATTAGGCAATGTTTACACCTCAACAAATTTCTAAAATGGTCTTTTTTGATATTGAGACCTCAACTACTACCCAGGATGCTGGTTCTCTGAGCCCAGCACTACAAGCCCAGTGGCATAAGCGAGCTGAATACCTTCGTGATACTCTTTCACAAAAATATCCAGATAATAAAACTTTAAGTGATGAAGATCTTTTTACACAGAAAGCTGCTCTTCAAGCAGAGTTCGGCAGAATAGTCTGTATCAGTTTTGGTCGTATTACTTATAAAGATGGTGAACCTACCTTTACGGTTGCTGCTATTTCTGGAGAAAACGAAGAAGAACTTTTAATTAAAGCCCAAAAGTCCATTTCTAAAATATTTTCAACTGGAGGAGTTTTAGTTGGTCATAATATTAAAAGATTTGATATTCCATACCTTTGTAAACGTATGTTAATTAATGGATTATCTGTTCCAGATGAATTACACTTTCATAATAAAAAACCTTGGGAAATTCCTATGCAAGATACCATGGACGTTTGGTCTTTTGGTGCTTGGCAAGAAGGTTTTACTTCACTAGATCTTATTTGTGGAGTGTTAGGAATACCTTCTCCAAAAAGTGCTATGCGAGGCGAAGAGGTTCCAGCCGCTTTTTGGCAAGGTCGACTTGAAGAAATCGCACAATATAATATGGAAGATGTTATTGCACTCGGGCGTATTATATTAAAGG